CCCGAAAAGCGCGTTGTAATCTCCACCACTTTCTCCGGCAAAAATGCCGTTACGGATTTGCTCCCACGTCGCCATATCAGAAGCCGCCAAGCCAGTTCTTGCTGCCGAATAAGTCTGAGAATGAACCCATACCGCCCGGAGTACTCATGCCCTTCTGGTACTGAAAGGTCCCCAATAGGTTGTTGGTCATGCCAGAGAAGGCATTGCCGACCCCAATGGCCCCTGCCGCCTTGGCGTTGCCGATACCTGACAGAGCATTTGACACGCCAGCCGCCGCATTGGAGTTGGCGTTGCCCTGCATGGAAGCTGCCGACACGCCCATGTCCGACAGACCAGCGAGACGGTTCAAATAGCTGTCGCGGTACTGCTGCGCCATGCCCTGTCCGGTCTCCATCAGGGCTTGACGGGTTGCGCCACTGTCAAGGCCGCCACGGGCACCAGCGAGAGCGTTTACCCCGGCCATGCCTTGATCAAACTGGAATTGATAACCGGGGGTGGTTTCCAGCCCCGCATATGTCGTGCCGCCCGTCTTGTGAGCGTTGGCGTAGGCTTGTGCATCGGCCAAGGTGCTGAACATCTGGCCGTTGACGCGGTATTGCGTAGGAGCTGTTTGCGGCGCGGCTGTCGGTTGGTAGGGGTTTGCGCTGTCGCGACCGCTCATATTGCCGCCAAGCGCATTCACGCGCCCAACCGACGGACCGGGTTGCACTCCTGGCTGAACACCGTTGATTGTCTCGATAGACGCGGCAGTTCCGCCAATCGTGGGGGCAGAGCCAAGGCCGAGAAGGTAGTTATAGGCAGCAAGTGCGTTTGAGCCAGCGTTCTTGAATGGGGCCAGATCGGCTCGCGTCAGATCACGCGTTTCCTTCTGAAAGGCCAGATCCTGATTGGCAGCTTTGGCTTGTGCCTTCGACGCCTTGTTGGCTGCGCCCATCTGCATGACGCCGCCCAATAGTCCCGCAGCAAATGCCATTTGCTAGCCCTTCCAGCCTAGAAGAAACACGCCGTTCGGCATGTATCCGTCCGTTGAGAACCCAACACGGCGGGCCAGAGCCAGAGCCGCGCGGTTTGTTTCAGAAATCCATGCGATCAAGCGGTCAGCCCCTTCGGATTCCGCTATTTCCTTGAGCAGGCGTTTCACTGGAGCGTCCAGAAAGCCCCAACACTCAGGCTTTGCCCCGATATGAACCATCACCACGCCGGGCCAGTAGGCCGCATGGGTCATCAGGCAAACTCCGCCGCTGGCCCAATAGTCGGCCCAGTCCGGCAGGTCTGCCTCAGTCTTTCCAAGAGAATGTTGCGATGGATGGGCGAAGTACTCTCTCGCCTCGTCCACCGTTATTCTCATGTTGCCGCCGCAATGATTGCGTTGATGGCCGTGCGGCTCTGGCTGTCCACCGTCGCGCCGCCTGTCGGGGCTGTTATCGCCGCGATTGCGTCAAGCTTGGCCGTGAGAACTGCAACCGCCGAAGTCGCTGCGTTCATGTCACGGACAAGCATCTGAATAACCTCCAGAAGCGCATCCGAGGCCATCTTGCCGTCTCTCGTGGCGGGCTGTTCCCTGAGAAGCGGTTTGGCCGTCATGCCACCCTGCCCTCTGCGTTGATCGGGAATTCAGCCGGGTCGCTCACCCGGATTTCTGCCGTCCACTGTCTCGCCTGCCCCAAGGCCCGCCAGATCAGCCGCTTGTTATATTCACCGACCGACCAAGACTTTGTGCGCCACTGTCCCCATGTATGACCGCTGTCTTTTGACAGTCTCATCATGACATTTCCGGCAGCCCATCCGATCCTGGCAAACACTTCCAACTCGCCAATCGAAATATACTGCCCGTCATTCTCAAGCGTCCGCGACACCATTGACCGGACAAGGGGCTGAGACCCATCGGCATTGCTGCGAAGCATCTTCAGCACTTCACCGCCGGACTTGCCGACATACCAACCATCCCCGAGCTTCGCGCTGTCCGCCGCCTGCCACGGCTCCAGATCGACGCCTTGCGCCCTCTCGTGCCATTCACCAGTCGCAACGTCATAGACCCACGCTGGAGCATCGCGGAAAATGATGGCGCACATGGTGTGGCCCTCATCTTCCCAACACAGGCACCGCTCGGGGTTCTGCGTCTTGATCGCCGTCTCAACCGGAGGGATGGAAACCGGCCCAACCCCAACAATATAAACCCGATTGTCAGCTCCAACGAAGAACGCCGAAGCCCCAGGAACCTTGGCGAAGAGACCGAACGACTTCAGTCCGGTGTCGACAACCCCGCCAGCCTGCCTTTGAAACGCATTGGCCCCGGATTCACCGGTGTTGTACCAAACCTCGTGGCTCTTTTCCTTGAAGATGTAAAACACACCTCCAATTGCAGCGCCGCGAATGATCTTGTCATCCCGGCCATCTGCTGAGGAAAAGTTCAGCCCCGGAAGGGTTCCCGCATCAGCAAGAGCTGACCACTGAAACCGCCTGCCGTTCAGTTCGGTCAGGACCGTGTAGTTGCCGACATAATCCAGAGAACCAAACGACGAGAAAGCGCCGGCGGACGGCGTTGAAAGGCTCGCCCCATCCCACACGTAGTAATTCCCGCCGACACACAGCGTCACGTCGCCGTTGTTGCCCGCAATCGAGGCTTCAGCGCTGTCCGCCGTTGCCCCGAGGCTTACTGCTCCGCCACTTACGTCGATCTTGTGAAGTGCAGATCCGCAGGACACATACAGGTTGCCCTCAATCTCAGCCATCGCCCGGAAAAACACGCCGGAAACGCTGGAGAAAGCAGTCGTGCCGAGGTCGGACTTGATGATATGCCCGGTCTTGCCTTGCGACGCTTCACGATAGCAGTTCACCAGCCGCGACGAAGACGCTTGCCAGTTGTCGGGGTCGCGTGAGCCAGCCCCGCAAAACTCGACTTTCACGCAGGCTCTCCGAAGTAGATCGAACCCTCGCGGTCAGCAGACAAAGCAAGCCGCAATTCTTCTTCGGCGCGGGCCACGACATTCGGAACGTTCTTGCCGTAGTCATCAGCCAGCCTTGCGGCAAGCCCGTAAACAACAGCATCCCACCATTCTCCGGGAACGTCAGGAACAGCCGTCAGGTCCGTCTGGTCTTCAAACTCCCGCTCGTAAGTGATCTTGATCGTTTCGCCGTTTGCCGCTGCAAGGACCGGCCAGACATAGAACAGGGACGCCTCTCTCTGGCGGTCGTAGTAGAACGTAGTCGGGACGCCGGTTGCCGACTTCAGCGGCAGGTCGTCATATTCTTCGCGCGTCAGTTCCTGCATTGGCGTTTCAATGCCGCTGCGCACCAACCTTGCATTGAGTATGCGCAGCGGTCGAACCGGGCTGAGCGTGTAGCTGGCCGAAGTTGTCAGGGTCAGCGTTTGAGTGGCATTGAGCCACAGTGAATATTCGCGGTTTTGCCACGACTTCATCAGCCGGTCCAAAGCACGAAGTGCATGGGCGGATTCGTCAGCCGTCATTGGGTCATCAATGGCCACAACGCCAATCTTGCGCAGCGCGTCCTCAACAAGGTCGCGCGTTGTGTAAGTGCCGGTCGTTGCCATTACAGGTCATCCCAAGATGTCGGGGTGTTCGGGTCGATGAAAGTATCAACCGGCTCTGGACGCACCCACGGCGGAGCCTGTTTGTCTTTCTTGCCACGAACGAATTCTTGCGGGTGGCGCTGCTCCCAACAATCGTTGGTGCCGGAGCCGCAACACACCATAAGACCGGTCCATTCCTTACGAACCTGCCCTGAGTGGTATTTGAAGCCGCAGCGGTCGCAAACTACGTTCCACTGTCCAGATTTGAACATGCGCGGCCTCCAAAGTTGACAGGGGCGCGAACGCCCCCGCCATTACGACGCCTTGAACGCCTGGAAACTCACGACCACCGTGCCGTTGAAGGCTTGAGCAGTCGCGTGTTTGTTGATCACCTCGATAACCAGCGAGCCAGCCGCGGGGCTGACCTTGCCAATCATCGGAGTGCCTTGGGTGTTCGTGCCGTTTGCCACGGACGCCATGACAACATCTGCCGCCTCAATCATCGTGTCAGTGATGGTCAGCGTGTAAATGGCGTTCTGTGCCGTGGTCAGGGCTTCGCTCGTCACCTTGCCTTGCAGCGCGGTAAGAGTTGCGGCCCCGGACGATGCCGTTGCAGCGCCGATAGCGTTGACGAAAGGCGCGGCAATCCCATTCGGGAAGTTTGTCGGTTTGTAGGCCATTGGGAAGTTCTCCTATGAAGGAGGCGCGAGTTGCCCCGCGCCCCTGTGGCCTTACGCGCCCGGCGACCCATACAGGCCGCGCGGATCGGTCCACCCAAAGGAATAACGTTCGTACCCTTTCGCTTTCGCGTTTTCGGTATCAAAGTCATTGTCCTGGGTGAATTCGAACGCTTGGCGCTGGAACCCGAGCATCCCGTCCGGCGCGTCGGTTTTCACAAACCATGCGTCGGTGTCGGTCAGATAGTGGTTGACCACATACCCGCCCGGCAGGAGACCCATAGACCGGATTGCGTTGACGGCGTTGTTCGCCGTGTCGTTCTGCAATGCCGATTTCAGGATGCGCTCGGCGTTGAACACGTCCGAAGGCGACACGATCAGCTTCTTGCCACGAATGGCAATCGGCAGGCCGCGCGAGTTCTTGGCGAGGCTGATATTCACCAGCATCGTTTCGAGGGACGCTTCCGACAGGTCCGCAGCAACACTCAGCGTGTTCGACCAGTTGCCCGCCAGCGACGGGTGGTCGGTCACGCAAAGGGCCTTACCATCCCCGCCCGTGTAGTTCGTGTCGAACGCACGGTTGAGAACGTTGGCTCCCACGATTTCTTTCGTGGTGCGGAACGAGAACGAGAGTTGCTCGCCACGCTTGAAGGACCGCGACTTGTAGAGGTTGTCGTCGCGTTCCTCGCGGGTCACGATGTAGCCCAAGCCATAGGCGACGTGCGTGTACCGCTTGATGAAGCCCTGAGTGTGACCGTCATAGGAAACCGCGCCGCCTTGCGTTTTGATCTGCGCAAGGTTGAAGCCAGTCGTCTCGACGTCTTCCTCGTAAGCCATGTCCGACGTCTTCATGTCGAAGATATCGGTGTATTCCGTGGCGAATTCGTTATACGAACCCATCACGAACTTGCGGACACCCGGCCAGAGGGCTTTGGGGTGTGCGCCTGTGGTAATCACTGACATATCCAGCCCTCCTTATGCGCCAGCCTGGCCGTCAATGAAGAAGTGGTTGTTCAGGCGAACGAGCACTTTTGCATTGGCGGATGCCACTTCGTTATTCGGGCGCTGCATGAAGCCGATGATCAGGAAATCTTCGGTTCCGTCGCCCGAGGCGGTAGCGGTCGAGGTGTCAAGCTGCATCGAAGACAAGCCCGTCGTGGTGCTGCCAGAGGTGAAGCTGATACCATCCGCCGCGTTTCCAACGGCGGTAACCGCAAGTGCACCGCCAACCGCGTCTTCTTGCACGGCGAACACAAGGCTCGGGTCGTCTGCGACCCAAACATAGCGATCAACCGAGGCTTCACGGTAGATGGTGCTGGACGCAGTGACGGGTTCTACACCCACCACGACGCCAATGACGGCGTTGCCGGTCGAAACGTTGCCGGTGACGGTCATGACGCCGTTTGCGTCAGCCGAACCTGCAGGCTTCACCATGCCGCCAATGTAGACTGCGGTGCTATCGGTCGAGGGAATCGAGTAACGGTTCGCCGCGCCGTTGTAGGGTGCACCGCTCAGATACCGTACCGGGCGAAGCCCGAACGGAGCGTTAGCGTTAGCCATGATGGCTACTCCCTAAATGGTTGATGGAGTTATGCCTTGCCGCCGGATTCGATGTGAATCCCGCCACTTGGCACATATTGCCGGTCTCGGTCGGCACCGGGCGTTGCCCCTGCCTTCAGTCCGTTTTCCAGCTCATCAATACGGCGGCGTTTCGCCTGTTCATCTTCATCATGATAGTCCTTGCGTTTCCGCAGAAGAACGCCTTTTACGGCGTCCCCGTTCTTCGCAACACCAACGGGCACGGTA